GGTCGTGATTTAGTAATATATTCTGATGGTACAAATGGTCTTATTTCAAACCAAAATGGTACCTTATATATTACACAGGCTAATAATGATGAAGATATAATATTATCATCTGATGATGGGAGTGGAGGAACGACGGCTTATTTAACTTTAGATGGTAGTCTAACGCAAATGTGGGCTGATAAAGACCTTCAGTTTTCAGATACCATAAAAGCAAAGTTTGGAGGTTCTAGTGATTTACAAATATATCACAACGCAACAGATAGTTTGATAGTTAATGGAACAGGTGATTTATATATACAAAATGGAGCTGCTGATAAAGATATTCTTTTTAGATGTGATGATGGTAGTGGTGGTGAAGCAACATATTTCTTTTTAGATGGTAGTAATAGCCACACTAATTTTCAATTAAATGCAAGGTGGGTTGATAGTGCTAAAGCACAATTTGGTAATAGCGGTGATTTACAAATATATCACGATGGTAGTAATTCTTATATTGACCAAACTGGTACTGGTGATTTAATCTTACGCACATCTAGTAGTGGAGACGATGTCTTTATTAGAGCAATGGATGATGTGTTTATTCAACCAAAAAACGGGGAAGCTGGCGTATATGTTTACAGTGATGGCGCTGTAGAACTTTATTACAATGCAAATAAAAAGCTTGAAACTTCAAACACAGGGGTTAGTGTTACAGGTGCTTTAGGAGTTACTAATATAGATATGACTGGTATTTTAGATATATCTGCTACCTACCCAAGAATTAATCTAAATGATACTAATCATGAAGATGATTGGAGTATTATAAATGCAGATGGTTCTTTTACTATTTATAATGTAGATGATGCTCTTGATGCTTTACATATAAGCGCTGCTAATTACGCGACATTTGCTGGTGGAATATCAGCAACTAATACATCATTTAATGGAACCATGAATATATCTAGTGGTATTTACCACATAGGTGATACCGATACTTTCTTTGGTTTTGTTAGTGGTAATGACACATTTGGTCTTACAACTGGTGGTGGTTCAAGAATGGATGCTAATAATGCTGGTGTAAGATTTGGTGGTGGAGGTACTAGAATTACTACAATTTTAGACGAAGACAATATGGCTAGCAATAGTAATACAGCGCTAGCTACACAACAAAGTATTAAAGCATATGTTGATAGTTCTACAACAGGAGTATTAACATATCAAGGAACATGGAACGCTAGTACAAATTCACCATCATTAAGTAGTGGATCTGGAACCCCAGGTTATTACTATATTGTATCAGTTGCAGGTTCTACAAATTTAGATGGTATTACAGATTGGGCTGTAGGTGACTGGGCGGTATTCTCAGATCAAGCTACAGATGCTTGGCAAAAAATAGATAATACTGCTGTAGGTAATATAAGTGGATCAGGAGTATCGAGTAGAGTAACTTATTGGAACGGAACTGGATCAGTAACAAGTACATCTGGTTTTACTTTTGATGGTTCAAACTTAGCTATACCTGGTTATTTAACAATATCAGGAAATCAACTTGTAAGTCCTAGTAATTTTACTATAGACGTTGGTGGTGATATAACTTTAGATGCTGATGGGTCTGACATATTATTATCAGACGGTGGCACTGTATTTGGTAAATTTGCCAGCGACTCAAATAATCTTAATATTTTTTCGCAACAACAAGACAAAGATATAGTACTTAGAGGTAATGATGGTGGTTCAGGTATAACTGCTCTTAGATTAGACATGTCAGATGCTGGTTGGGCACATTTTAATACTGGAATAGCAGTTGGTAATGCTTCAGCTACTAGTACATTTGCAGGAAATGTTACTATGAGTTCTGCTGGTAGTCCAACTTTAACTATAACAGATACATCACAGACAACAACTCTAAAAGCGTTTGCACAAGATTCAAATGCTCATATTGGAACTTGGTCAAATCACGATTTTGTTATTGATACAAATTCTACTGCTGCTTTAACCTTTGACGCTTCAGATTCTAATGCTGCTGAATTTGCAGGTAGGGTTTATGTACCAGAATACATTGCACATGTTGGAGATCCAAATACTCTTTTTGGATTTAGTGGAGCAGATACTTATATTGTTAATACAGCGGGTACTACTGCTCTTACAATAGATTCATCTCAAGATGCAACTTTTGCAGGTGATATTGTAACTACAAATAATTCAGGAGTTATACAAACACCAAGAATTAGTATGGAAGCTGATGGTACGTTAGATTGGGGAGCAGCAAGAGATTATGGTACTTTAACTTTTGACACTGGCAAGATTATGATTAGAGCTCTAAGCGGTAAGGCAATGGAGCTTCAAACAAATGGCGCTACAACAGCGTTAACTTTAGATACTTCTCAAAACGCAACTTTTTCAAATAGAATCGACGTAGCTAGTGGTGACGTGAATATTCAAGGTGGAGCTTTATCTATAACTGCAGACGGCAGTAATAAAGTAACATTTGTAGAAAGTGGCAATGGTCTTTTGACAATAGACGCTAATGATGATATAGTATTAGATTCAGGAAGTGATATAATATTAGATGCAGCTGGAGATGATATTAGATTACGTGATACTGGTACTGAATTCGGTAGATTCAATAACTCAAGTAGTAACCTCAATATTTACTCATCAATACAAGACAAAGATATATTATTTTGGGGAAATGATGCTGGAAGTAGTATAACTGCTCTTACTTTAGATATGTCCTCTGGAGGTACGGCTACATTTAATAATGAATTATATATACCTAATTATATTTATCATGTAGGTGATGCTAATACTTACTTTGGATTTAATGGCAGTGATGATTTTAGAATTTACGCAGGTAATACTTTAAAAATGATTGCTGATAGTACTCGTGTAAGACTTTATTACAATGGTTCAGAAAAATTCTCAACAACAAGTACAGGTATTGAAATTACAGGAGGACTTACAACTTCAGCATCGTCAAGTATAGCAGGCGCTCAGTTTACTAGTAATACGTCAAGGAACGATAACCTTAAATCTATATATGGAACTGATGGTGATATAGAGATATACTCTAATAACACAACTGCTTTCATGGAAATAACAAATGTAACTAATTTTGTTATTGGTGATAGCACTCAATTTAATACTGCTAATATAGCTATTGCAAGAGTTGGAGCTCAAACTGGTTTTAAATCAATGGAAGAAGATTGGTTTGGAGTTTATAGTGATGCTGATACTGGAAAAACATATTTAACTACAAGTGGTACTGAAAAACTTAGAACTGATACTAATGGTATTGTTGTAACAGGAAATATAGACTTAAACGGTGATTCTAATATAGTATTAGATACTTCAGTTTCTTCCACACAAAGTTCGGGTACTATAATAAAAATTGGATCACACATGTCTGCGTTAGTAGCAGGAAACATTTATTATGCAGGTAATTCAATGGGTAATTTATACTGGTACGGAGCAGATGCAGACTCATCGTCAACTGAGAACATGTTAGCGCTGTCTGTGGGAACTGATGCAGATGTTGATGGTATGTTATTAAATGGTATTTATCATAAAGCATCTCATGGATTAACAGTTGGTGAACCTATTTATTTATCAACAACTTCTATGGCAATGACAAATACAGCTCCAAGTGGATCTGGAGATTACGTAAGAGTATTAGGATACGCACTAGATTCTAATCATATATATTTCTGCCCAGATAATACATGGGTGAAAATTGATTAAGTTATGGCAACAATAAACGCTGGGAAATATGGAACTTTACGTTCAGATTCAACAAGCTCATGGAGCGCGGTAAGAAATGCTACTACAGCTACTAGTACTATTTCAAATCAGCCCACTCAAAATACTGGTATAACCGCAAGTATAACTTATTTAACTGGAGGTAAAGGAAGTGAATGGGGTCTTTATCGTGCTTATTTTGCATTTGACGTAACAAGTTATCAAACGGGTTATAATATTACTAATTTAGAGTTAGAAATTGATCCTAGCAATCTAACCAGTTCAAATTTTCCATATGCTATTATAAAATCAACAGCGCAAGGAAATGCTAATTCAGATTTAGTAGCTGGTGATTGGGATAGTCTAGATTTCAGCACTTTGTATGGTGGAGGTTCTACGACATACTGGCCTGACACAAATACTGTAAGTCAAATAAGTTTAAATTCAAACGCGACAGCTGCATTTAGTACAGGTTATTTGAAAATTTGCATTGTATGGTATTCGGATTATAGTAATACAGCTCCTATATCAACAGGAAATTTTTATGCAAGACAAAATTTTAGTTATGTACCAAGAATTAACTTTACAGCTACAGCTGCGGGATATTCAAATGATATTATAGGAGTTGATAGTAGTAATATAGGTTCTGTAATAACAGTTGCAAGTGCAGATATAGGTAAAATTATAGGAGTTTAACAATAAAATTAAATAATATGGCAAATAAATACGAATTACAAATAAAAGACATAATAAAAGAAGAAGATAAAATAACACGTGTTGATTATAAATATATAGCTCACGATGAATTTAACAAAATGGCTTTTATAAAAGGAAGTAAAAATTTAACGGAAAAAGACAAATTAGAAGACTTGTCTTTAGAAGAATGGTTGCTTAAAAAAATTAAAACAAAAGGGCAAAAAAACCTAAAAGAACTGCTTGGTCAAAAGACAAACGCATCTAAATAGTAAATTGCACTTAAAACCAGTGATAATAGTAATACACCCGGCTCGGGAAGAGCAATAAACCAATGTCTAACTTAAAACCAAAACCAATGACATTTTATTACCAGACTCAATCGTGGACTAGTCGACCACAAATTTCAGAAGAAACCCTTAACCTTTGGAAACATCTCGCAGAAAAGAAAAACTGGAGAATAACCCAACTACCTAACGGTTTTTATCAAACTGAATACCAAGATCCAAATGAAGATACTTGGAACGACGTTACAAGACGTGAAACTATTGAAGGAGCAGAGAGCGCTATTGATGGATCAGTAGAGCATTATGCTAAAAAAATAGAATTCTTAAAAGGTCCTAAGGTCGTGAAAACTTTTAAATAAACATTTAAATTAAATTAAATTATGTCTAATGCAATCGTAAAAAACCTTAACTTCGGAGACGAAGCTAGGGAAAATGTATTTAAAGGTATAACTAAACTTACACAAGCTGTTAGCTCCACTTTAGGAGCTAGCGGTAAGTGTGTAATGTTAGAAGATTCAACAGGTAAACCTATTATAACTAAAGATGGTGTTACTGTAGCTGATTCAATTATACTTAGAGATCCAGTGGAAAACATGGGCGCTACTTTATTAAAAGAAGCAGCTCGTAAAACAGTCAAAGAAGCGGGTGATGGAACTACCACCGCTACATTATTAGCTTACGCTATTTTGCAAGAAGCTTATAAAGTTGCTGATAAAAATAATTCCAGACAACTTAAAAATGGAATTAACAGCGCTGTTGAAAAAGTAGTTAAATATTTAGAATCTATTAGTGTTCCAGTTAAAGGAAACATGATAGATCAAATAGCTACTATATCAACAAATAATGATAAAAAATTAGGAGAAATTATTGCTAATGCTTTTAGATCCGTAGACAACACAGGTGTTGTTATGATGGAGGTTTCAGCTTCAGGTAAAACAGAAGTTGAAATTGTTGAAGGAGTTCAATATGATAAAGGATTAACAAATTCTCATTTTATAACCAACAAGCAGAATAAAACTGCTGAATTAGAAAACCCATTAGTATTATTGGTTGAATCACCTATTGAAACAATAAGACAAATTCAATCAGTGCTAGAGTACGTAATAAAAAACAACAAACCTTTGCTTATTATAGGCGATTTAGAACAAGGTGTTTTATCAGCTCTAGCAATGAATAAAATGAAGGGTAATATAAAGATAAACGTTATTGATGCTCCAACATATGGTATTAATAAAAAACAAACACTAGATGATTTATCTTTATTGACAGGCGCTACTATTGTAAATGAAGATCTAGGTGATGACATGGATTTGATACAAGTAGAATATTTAGGCTCGTGCTTAAAGAGTGTTACATCACACTCTGAAACTATTATTCAAGTAAAAGAAACTTCAAAAGAGGTAGAAGAAGTAATAAATAGTATAAAAGAAAAATTAAAACAAGATAACCCTTCTCACGAAGTTATAAAATTAGAGAAGAGATTAGCTATGTTAGCCGCTAAAATAGCTGTAGTAAAAGTAGGCGCTAATTCTGATATAGAATTAAAAGAAAAACAAGATAGAGTAGAAGATGCTATATGTGCTACTAAAGCTGCTATAAAAGAAGGAATTGTTCCAGGAGGAGGAGTTGCGTTATTAAACGCTGCTTTAAAAATGGAAGAAGAAAATGAAGGTGAAAGAGTTTTAGGTAAAGCTATAATATCACCTTATAAAACAATTTTACAAAATGCGGGTATTGAAGCAATTACTATACCTGCTAAAAATGGAGACGGAATTAATGTAGTTACAGGAAATATGGTAGATATGATTGAAGCTGGAATTATAGATCCACTGTTAGTTACAAAAAGTGCATTAAAAAATGCAGCAAGTGTAGCAACCACTATATTGTCAACAGATTGTGTAATTAATAATTTAAGAATCGATGAAGGCAGTAGGTAGAAATTTAATCATACAAAAAACAAAAGAAGGAACCACCAAAACAAAAGGTGGTTTACTTCTTGCAGAAACTCATAGAGATGATATTAGATACGTAGAAGCTGTTGTTGTATCTGTGGGTGAAGAAATTAAAGGAGTAAACGAAGGTTCAAAAATATTTTTTGATAGACACGCTGGTCATAAGATAGAAATAGAAAAACAAACTTATCATGTTATAAAAGCTCAGGATGTAGTTGTAGTATTATGAAAATAAATGCTAGCGATCTTAAAGATTTAAATATTCTTAAACATTATAGGATAATTAGAAAATGGGCTTGCAAAAATAATGATTTAACCGATGCTGATTTAGAGGTTTTAATTTATTTAGATTGCATGGATCTTTTTAGTAAACATGATTTTGAACAAGGTGTTTATTCTTATAGTTGGGACAATAGAAGATGGAATAGATTAATTCAAAATGGTTGGATAGTTGTATGGAGACATAGAAATAGAACAACTCAAAAATATAATATCTATAAAGTTTCTTTTAAATGTAAACAACTTATCATGAGAATGTATAGAATTATGTTGGGAGAAGATGATATACCAACTAGCGCAAGAAGAAACAAGTTAATAAAGGGTATTAGTTATACTGATAAAGTAATGACTAAAGCCATACACAATGTAAATAAAGACAAGACGAGATGAAAAAAAGTCCATTAAATATATTTGGTTTAGGTACTATTGGAGGAAACAATAGTATTGCAAGAATCGCTAATATGCTAAGATCAAGAAAAAATAAAACAGGCGGTAGTCAAAATGCTATTATGACTAAATTAAATGAAATTAGCTCTAAATTAGATGGTGGAACACCACCTATATCTTCCGCACCACAAGGTGAAACTGCTGGAACAACTGGTTTAGTTAATAGTGCTGAGGATGTAAGTCAAACAATGATAGATCCTACTGAAGTAAATGAAAGCATGATGGGTAAAGATGATATAGTTGGAAATCAAACTGCGCTAATGCATAAAAAAGACCAACAACATACCCATGAAACGCCTAAATGGAAAAAAGAGCATAACGAAAAATTTCAAGCTAAAAAAGATTCAATTGCAGCTGAGAAAGCTAGGCTTTTAAAAATTACTCAAGAAAGAAGAAAAAAAATATACGGTAAATAAATAAATAACTAATTATGTCACATCACAAAAAATACGATCCTTCAATGGAAAGATTAAAGCCAGGAACTAAAGTTGGTATAGTAGGTGAATCTCATGTTTGGGACGGACCTTTAAATCAAGAAGGTAGAGCTCACGGTATGGGTTCGAGTTCTGGTATAACTGGAATGGAGGTATTAAAAGCACCTACCATGTATAAAGCAGGTCCAATAACTAGAATAGCTAAAGGAAAATAATATGTATACACAGTATAATAGTCCTTTTTTTAAAGAAGGATTTCCAGAAATAAAAGAAGAAAATAAAGGCAAGTTTACATCTTGGGCTAAAAAAAACGGTTTTAAAGACGCGTGTTCTGCAGCTTCAGCAGTAATGTCAAGTAAAGATAATTATAGCGAAGAAGTTGTTAAAATGGCTAATTACGCTAATAACTTTGGTTGTAAAAAATAAGATATGTCAAATCACAAAAATAAAGAAAGTAGAGGTGAAGGTCACGATGTTAAACAAAGATTTAAATATGATCCTGCTGATAAAAAAGCGTTTGAAGCTTTAGACCAGAAAACTAAAGATAGTTTACAGGGTGAAGCTTGGAAATATAATAAACCGTTTTTTAGTCCTAAGTATGGAGTTAATGTAGATCCTGAAGATGGAGTTTTATCTGGTCGACCTGTATATTCAGATGGAACAAAATTAACTTATGATAAAATTGATAAGCCATTTGACGAAAACAATTCAGCTCCTACTAATTTTTCTACTCCTTTTATGGCTAAAAGTCCTTTAAAAGATAATGGTGGTATAAAAACCCCTAGTATAGTAGAAGATAATCCCGGAGAGAATCCTACATTTACACCAGGAACACCTTGGTCTAAGTATAGTGATGCTGAAGTAAAAGCAAATGCTGGTTCAGGTAAACCACTTCCAAAACAATATTATCAAGGAAGAAAAGTAAACCCTAATATTAATGACGCTTGGCAAACAAACGAGCAAGCTCAAGCAACAGAAGATTTAGAAAATACAAATAATTAAACATGAAAAGTAATTCACCATTTCAACAAAACAGCTGTGCTAAAGCTAGAAAAGAGTTTAAAGCTGGTTACATGAATAGAACTAATAAAACTAAAGAAGAAAATTTAGCAGAATATAATAGAGAGAAAAATGAGTTTTATTGCAGCAAAGATACCAACTTTAAAATGAAACTTAGACCTTCAGGTGATGATGATATTCCTCACACTGATAAACAAATTAAAAAAGCTAAAAAAGAAAAAAAGAAACAATCATGAGTTCAGCATTCCAAAAATCATTTTGTTCTAAAAGTCCTTTAAAAAACGGAGAAAAACCTTTATATTCTGAAGCTGATTGGCATAAGGTTGCCTCGGTTAATGATAAATACGCTGTAGATTTAGGTACAGTAAAAAGTTCTAAACCTAAAAAATCAGAACTTGGAGGTTGGGATAATAAAGAAAAATCATTTTCATTTAAATTAAATGAGAGTGATAAAAATTTAATAAATTCTTTTAAAGAAGCAGGTAAGATGGCACAATCAGGTGGTCCTTACACAAAAAGTTAAAATATAAATATAAAAAATAATAAAATGAGTTCACCATTTCAAAAAGCCTTTTCGGCTAAGTCACCTCTTGGGAATCATAAAAAGATCCAAAGAAAAATAGATATGTTAAGAAACAAGCCTGGAAAAGCTGAGAAAAAAGGATTAAGTTCTGAAAGTGGCGGTGGTATTGATTATGAAGCTATTGCAAAATTAGAATCTCAATTACCAGCAGCAAAAGCATCTCACAACCAATCTAGAACAGAAGAAGGTGATGCTAGAGTTAGAGCTGATGAAGACGCTGCTCAAGGATCTGCAGCAGAAATGCGTAGTCCTTTAAAAAAAAACTCTCCATTAAACGGTAGTTATGCTAGTCCAGCTGGTGAGCCATATGTTTCTCATGTAGCAGGTATTCAAGGAGCGGTTGCTGCTGTTCAAGGAGCTTTAAATTCTTACATGAACGAAAGTGACGCTAATAAAGCTAAGAGATTACAAGGTAGAGTTGATAGAAGAAACGAAAGATTTGGTACAGGAGATAGTGAATTAAGACATCCAGACGGAACTCCAAAACCTGAAAAACCAGCTGATTTTGATACAATGTCAGAGACAAAAAAAGAAGAATATAATAATAAAGTAAAAGCTTGGGAAGATAAAGCACAATACATGATGCCGGGTAAAGATGGTGAGGATAAGTGGATTTTAGATCCAACTATAAGTAAAACACAGGAGTTGCAAAAAAGAGCTACAGCTCATCAAGATGCTGCTAATGCAAGTGCTAGCTCTGAAAAAGACGCACAAATTAAAAAATTACAAGAACAAATAGAATTATTAAAAGGAAAATAAAATGGGACACAAAGGACACTGGGGCGAATATACTGGTAACGCAAAATGGTCAAAAGATCACGCTCATACAAAAGTTACTAAAGGTAATTATAAAGCTTCAGAAAGAGATGACGCTGCACATATAGATTATCTTAAAAGAGATATTAAAGACGATCAAAAATTTCATGTAAAAGATAAAGATGAAAAGCAGACTGCTGATGAAAAGCACATTTCTAAATTAGCAGGTGATATGAAGTATGATAAAGAACATCATGATTCTCCATTAAATGATTTTCAAGGTGGTTATCACAAAGTACAACATGCTAAAGGAGAAGCTCATCAATCACCAGCTAAAAATAAAGTAGAAGGATTATCTCATGGTCAATTACAAAAAAAATCCGATAAAGGTTATAAAAGACATATGGAAATGCATGCTTCAGCTAAAGGGCCAATTAACCATGTTAATAAATTTATGGATAAAGATCATCCACATAATAAAAGAGCAGATCACGATGAAAGTATACACTCTCATAAAGGAAAAAAATAACTAACTAATAAACATAAAAAAAAATGGAGTCAATCAAACAAGAAAAAAGCAATCTAATGAACGATAATCCAGTAGCTAAAGATGCTAGTGGAGGAAGAGACGGATCATGGATGTCTAAACACTGCTGTGATATGTCAAGACTATCACCTATAAAGCACTGTGGACCTAATCACAAATAACAGTACGAGAACTGTTTAAAACTCGAGTCAAACAATAACAATAACAATAACAAAAACAAAACAAAATGGCAAAATTTGTAAAATTTAAAATTTCTAACGGCACTAGTTTAGCTGCTGGTGGAAACTACGCAAGAGACGTACTCGTTAATATTGACGATATTGAAAACGTAGCTGATGCTGTAAATGGTGCAGTTTACACTGCAATTGTAACATTAAAAGGTTATGTAGGATTAGAAGCTGGTCATGCTGATGGAGCTACTGTTCCTGCTGGTACTATTGGTGGTAGAATACTTACTTTACGTGTATCTACTTCTTCTACTACTGCTGTAAATCCAACAGCTATTACAGTAAGTGGAAACATGCCTTCACAATCAATTATGAAAGCTATGACTGCAAACCCAGGTGGGGTTGCTGCTTCTGCTCAATTAGGATTAGATGGTGGTGGAGTAAGAGGTACTGATGACCAAATGTACTGGGATAGTGCGGTATTCAGTTCTGATAACACTTTATAAACTAAATTATGAAATCTAGAGGCTTAGGTGACAACATAGAGAAGTTTACAAAAGCTTCAGGTATCAAAAAGTTAGTTGATAATGTATCAAAAGGTTTAAACATTCCCTGCGGCTGTTCAAGTCGTAGGGATGCTTTAAACAAAATGTTTCCTTCAAGAAAATAATTATGGCTTTTAAACTAAACAATCCTCCGTATGTTAAAAAAACTCCGGTATATCATGTACCTATGGAAGAAGGCGTGATGGGTAAAGCTAATAATAATGGAACTATTATTATAAATAAAGATGTAGATCCTGAGCAAGCAGAAAAAGTAATAGCTCATGAAGAAGTTCATATAGATCAAATGCAAAGAGGTGATTTAGATTATGATGATGAAAATGTATATTGGAAAGGAAAAGTATATCCAAGAAGCAAAATGAATGAAGGTGATTCTGCTTTACCATGGGAGCATGAAGCATATAAAAAAGTAAAATGAGTAAAAAGAAATTTAAAGACACAACCGTTGGGCAGTTATTGTTTGGAGCAGCTTCTGTAATAAATCCTACTTTAGGAAATGTATTACAAGGCGTAACTTCACCAAAAGAGGCTATCGAAGCCATTACTAAATCCGATGCTCCTGCAGAGGATAAAGTAAAATTACAACAGATAATATACGAACAACAAACAAAAGAAATTGAAGCTATCACATCAAGATGGAAAGCGGATTCTATGTCTGATTCATGGCTAAGTAAAAATGTACGTCCACTAGTATTAGTATGGTGTATTGTTATATTTTCAATGGCAGGAATTTTAGACAGTATAGAGACGCTACCATTTCATATAAATGAATTATGGAATGATACTTTCGAGAAAATAATGATGTCAGTCGTCTTAGCCTATTTTGGCGGACGCACAACAGAAAAAGCAAGTAATATATTTAAACAAAAATAAAAATTAAAATGGGATATTTTAGCAAAGCAATAGCTATAACAAAAAGCGATACAATAAATACTCTTCCAGCATGGGAATTTATGAATCAAACTGGAACTCTAGGTACTTACTTAGCAGGTTCTTTAATTTATGTTGGAGGCGCGGGAGATGTTAATGTTATTCCTGCGGGAACAGTAGGCGCACAAGACACAGTAATAGGTTTAACAGTTTCTGCTGGAGGTACTGGTTATACTGGAGGAAACAACGTAGCTACAACAACAAGCGGAAGTGGTTCAGGTTTAACAGTAAACACAACTGTAGGTGCTGGAGCAGTAACAGCGGTTGCTATAGGTAATAGTGCTGGTGCTGGATACAAAGTAGGAGACACAATAACAGTTTCTGGTGGTGGTGGTAATGCTACTTTAACAGTAGATGAGGTAAGAAGTTTGCTACCTGTTGTAGGAGATGGAGTTGAGTTTTCTGGATTAGATGCAGGAGATATTGTACCTGTTTACGTTGACTATGTATTAAGTACAAATACTAGTGCTACGCTTTTAGTAGCTGGTAGAGAATCAAGTATGTAAATACCTGATATATAGGTGACTATATAAATAAGAATAATAACAAATTAAATTAAATTAAAATCATGAGTGAAGAAATTAAAAAAATTACTGAAGAGCAATTAGAAAAAGTAAACAAACAACAAGCTGAACTTAGCGAGTTGTTAAGATCATTAGGTGTATTAGATGTTCAAAAACATAATATACATCAAAAAATAAATGATATATCTAAAGTTGTTGAAGAAACTAAACAAGAATTAGAAGAACAATACGGAAAGGTAAATATTAATCTATCTGATGGTACTTATTCTAAAATAGAAGAAGAAAAAGAAGGTGACAAGTAATATTAGAAAAATCAGTATTGGATCTGATTATAAAAATGACGCCATGCATTATGCAATTGGACAACAAGTCTATGGTGGGCATGATATAGCTTATATCATATATGAAGAATCCGATAATTCTTATAATATTTATATAAAGAAAAACAATGAGGTATTGCCTTGGAAGAAATTTAATTCTAACATGGCAATATCTGTTGAGTATGATTTAGAATACTAATGAAAAGTTTATATGATTTTATTATACAACCTTTAGGTGATAAATATAGTAACACGGTAAAGATTGGAAACAAAGATATTGTTGTTAATACTAAAATTGAAAACTGGAAGTTTGTAAATAGATTAGCAATAGTAAAACAAACTCCTCTAGCTTTTAATACTAAAGTAAAAGTAGGAGATATTGTAGTAATTCATCAAAATGTTTTTAGAACCTTTTATGATATGAAAGGTGAAAAGAAGAAAAGTAGATCTTACTTTAAAGATGATTTGTATTTTTGCGCTATTGATCAGGTATATTTATATAAAAATAAAGAAGGTTGGCATAGTTTTGGCGATAGATGTTTTATAAAACCTATTAAAGATACTGATGATCTAACGTTAGATAAAGAGAAAAAGTTAATTGGCATATTAAAATATGGTAATAACTCATTAAACGCACTTAATATTAACCCAGAAGACCTAGTAGGTTATACTCCGAATGGAGAATGGGAGTTTTTAGTAGAAGGAGAGCGTTTATATTGTATGAAATCAAATGATATTGTTATAAAGTATGAGCGTAAAGGAAACGAAAAAGAATATAATCCAAGCTGGGCGAGTAGCAGTTAAAGAATTAATTAAAGTTGCTAAAGAACCTATTATAGATTTTGGACCAGATATTTCCGCAGATAGATTAAAGAATGCTGCAGCTACTAAAAAATTAGCAATATTTGATGCTTTTGAGATTTTGAATAGAATACAAGAAGAGCAAGATATGTTAGAAAATAAACCTAAAGAAGTGAAGAAAGAAACTACTTTTAAAGGTTTTGCAGAAGGGAGATCTAAGTAATGTACGAGCAAACTTTATATAAAGTATTACCTGATTATATTAAACCTAAAACTCTTAAAAAACAAAATAAATTTAAGAAGTGGGAGTATGGATATAATGAAGATCACGACGTAGTAGTTATATCTAAAACAGGTGAAATAGGTGAGGTGTATGAAATTCAAAATTTAAAAATAGCTTTACCTAAAAAAGAAAAGGTTCATAAATTTGAAAATGATAAATGGAATAAGACTGAGTATCCTAAAACTTTAAGTAAAATTAAAACAGTTTTTGATTGGAAACAATATCCTCAAGACTTTAAAGAAAAGTGGTTTGAATATATTGATGAAGAATTTAAAAGACGGGAAGAAGGTTTTTGGTTTTATAATAAAGGAAAAGCTACTTATATCACAGGTACTCATTACATGTATTTGCAATGGTCTAAGATTGATGTTGGAGCACCTGATTATAGAGAAGCAAATAGATTATTCTTTATATTTTGGGAAGCTTGTAAAGCTGATATAAGAGCATATGGAATGTGTTATCTTAAAAACAGACGTTCTGGATTTTCTTTTATGGCTTCAGGAGAAGTTGTAAACTTAGCTACAATATCTAGTGATTCAAGGTATGGAATACTATCTAAAACAGGTCCTGATGCTAAAAAAATGTTTACTGACAAAGTAGTTCCAATATCAGTTAATTATCCTTTCTTTTTTAAACCGATTCAAGATGGTATGGATCGACCTAAAACAGAATTAGCATATAGAGTGCCAGCTTCTAAATTTACTAGAAAAAGTATAGAATCAGGAAGTGAAGATTTAGAACTACAAGGTCTTGATACAACAATTGACTGGAAAAACACAGGAGATAATAGTTATGATGGTGAAAAACTAAAACTATTAGTACATGATGAATCTGGTAAATGGGAAAGACCAAACAATATTTTAAATAACTGGAGGGTTACAAAAACCACTCTAAGACTTGGTAGTAGGATTATTGGTAAGTGCATGATGGGATCAACATCTAACGCATTAGATAAAGGAGGTAGAAATTTTAAAAAACTATATGATGATTCAGATGTTACGAAAAGAAACAGCAATGGACAGACTCGCTCAGGACTATATTCTTTGTTCATTCCTATGGAATGGAATTACGAAGGATACATTGATTCTTACGGGATGCCTGTATTCGACACCCCACAAAGAAAAGTGCATGGACCTCATGGAGTACCAATTAAACTCGGAGTTGTTAAATACTGGGAGAATGAGGTAGAAGGATTAAAAGAAGATCAAGATGGGTTAAATGAATTTTATAGACAATTTCCAAGAACTACTAAGCATGCTTTTAGAGATGAATCTAAATCATCTTTATTTAATCTTACAAAAATATACCAACAGATAGATTTTAATGAAGATTTAAAAAATACATTA